TTATGTGGCGTTGACAACTACGAAAACACAAGGCGCGACTACTGGCATCAGTACGTCAGACCGGAAAACGACCAAGTCTTCAAAGGCAAGCGAAACCCAAGAAAATCAGCCTGGGGTGAAATCATTCAGAAACTAAGAAATCCAAAACGAGTGAAGACTTTTAATCCAGAACTAAACGAGTTACTGCGAGCGATTCGATGAAGGTACAAATTCTAAGAAGCACAGTAGCAGACGGACAAGTTGTGAAAGCCGGACAAATCGTTTCTGTAACGGTTGAAGCAGCTCGCGAAATCATGCGATTGGGTAAGGCGCTTCCCTATGAAGAGAAAGAGCCTCTGATTGATCGAAGCGTGGGCTTAACGAGCGAAAGCCAACCCAAATTAGTAAAGCGAAAACCAGCCAGAAAACCGAAGAAGACTGAGCCAGATGATTGACATTGTCTGCATTCTTTTCCAGCCTGAAGGCAAGGGATTACCCAAGTTTTCCCAAGGATATTCTGAAATCTGGGTGGACAAATTAGCGCAAGCGATTGCAAGGCATACGACACAAAAATACAGACTGATTTGTTTAGTTGATGAATTTTACGAATTTCAGGAAGAGGTTGACCAAGTTCAATTAAAAACAAACGAATCGGGCTGGGGTTGTGTGATGGAAACCTTCAGGCCAGACTTGGGCGAGAATCAACGTTTTGTTCTTGGGTTGGACACGATCATTCGAGAAAACATTGACGAGATTTTAGATTGGAGAGGCAAGGTTGGACTTCTCACAGACCCAAACTATCCAGACACGATCTGCAATGGGGTTGGAAGCTACTCACCTGAATTCTGCGATTTCATTTTTTATGAGTGGCAACGGAAAGAAAAATACGGTGAGCGAATTCTTTATAACGGAAGAATCTCAGAAATGCAGTTCCTGAGATTGCTAGCCAATGACGCAACGCGACTGAATGAGGTTTTTCCTAACCAGATTCAGTCCTACAAGTGCCACTGGCTCAAAGAGCCGGAAAAACGAGAAGAAGCCAGCATTGTCTACTTTCATGGAAATCCAAAACCGCCAGACGTACACGGTGATCTACTGAGGCATTGGTGAACATCGATAAGACCGTAACCATTGAAGACAATGTCCACCTTGGCAAGAACGTCTTTATTGGGCCTTACACAATCATCTATGGGCCTGTTGAGATTGGAGACAACGTCAAGATTCATGGGCATGTCTCCATTGGCGATACCCCACAGCATAGAACAAGGCCAAAGCTTTGTGGGGTTGAAATCGGTGACAATACAACAATTCGAGAATTTGCAACCATTCATGCCGGAACCGAAAACAAAACCAGAGTTGGCAAAGACTGCTACCTCATGAATTACTCGCACGTCAGCCATGATTCTGTAGTCGAAGATAATGTGACGCTCGCCAATTCGGTGCAGCTAGGTGGGCATTCTTACGTCATGCAAGGCACAACGATTGGGCTTGGGGCAACGGTTCACCAGTATTCGCTGATTGGGAGCTTTTCCATGATCGGCATGAACTCAGTGGTTGGAGTTAAGGCCCGAATTACCCCAGGAAAAATCTTTGCCGGAAATCCAGCCAGAAGCGCTGGTGAGAATGTGATTGGCTTGAGTCGAAACAAGGTAACGAATGAGTACCTAATCAAAGAAACTGAGCGCTACTGGTACATCCTCGATGGCGATTGAATCAGATGCTGATCGTGCAATTTATCTGGATACTGCTGATTTTGGCGTGACTGTCACTAAGGCAGATGCCACCACCTTTTCGGCAATTTGGGATTTACGCTTTGTCCTAATTCAACCCAATGGCTTATCGGTTGGGTATGAATCGGCAGAACCTCGACTAATGGCAAGAACCTCAGACGTTAGTTCTCTCAGTCATGGCGACACGCTGACGATTCAAAGTGTCAGCTATGTTCTCAGAGGGATTGAGCCGGATAATCTGGGAATGACAACGCTCTTAATGGAAGAGGCCAGTGTATGAGCGTTCTGCATGCCAGACAGACGATTCGTGAACAGGTGGCTCAACTGATCACGCCTTTAACTACAACGGCTGGCAGAGTCTACACCACCAGACATCACAGGCTGGATCAGTCAAAGCTTCCTTGTCTGCTGGTTTATGTCTTAGAAGAAAATGTTGATCGCAGCGCTTTCAGTAAATTCAGGACACTTGAAAGAACATTGATTGTTCGCATAGAAGGGGCCGCAAGAGCCACCAGTGATTTGGATGACACCTTGGACTCTATTGGTGGCGAGGTTGAATATGCCTTGGGCGGACAATTACCAGCAGGAGTAGAGGAGTTCTATCTTCAGAATGTACAGATCGATTACACCTCAGAAGGCGATGTTCCACTCGGTGTGATCAAAATGGATTGGTTTTGTAGGTATCGCCAGACAATCGCGCAACCGGAAGAGGCTGGCGATACGATTCTAGTAGCAAATGCCGTCTTGGATGGTGGCACTTTTTAAAGGAGAGAAATGGCTAGATTGCAACTGAGAAGGGGATTGAATGCCAATCTCCCCACTACGTCTATGCTCGCAGGCGAGCCGCACTTCACAACGGATCGAAACAATATCTTTGTGGCGACAGACGCAACGACAAAAGTTCCCGTCACGCCACCAGTAGATTCGCTTTCAACACTTAGTTCGATTAGTGGAGCCAGTGATTTAATCATGATCCATGACGCCTCAGAATCTTCTGGGCAGATGGAAAAGAAGATAACCTTCAACGCCTTTAAGACAGCACTGAACATTCCTGAATCTAGCACGGATGAACTGGTTGCAGCCGTATCGGGTGGCACGGCTGGCTACATTGGCGGAACGGATGGAAGTGATGGAGTAGTCAGAGGCGATTCTTCTATTACTGTTGCCATTGATACGAGCAACGATTTTGTGACGCTATCGGTTGCCACAGTGGATGGAGGAACCTTCTAATGAAAATCATTAGAGGAAGAGAAAGGAAAACGATTGAAGCAGAAGATTTTGCAGAATTTGAAGCTGCCGGATGGGTGGCTTTGAAGCCGGAAACACCGGCATTTTCTAACAGCCAAAAGGAGAAAAAATGGCAGTTACAAAGGGAAGTTCCGGTGTCATCAAAGCCGGAAGTCAAACAATCGGAGAAGTCAAAAGCTACTCCATCGACTCCACAGCCAACACCATCGACACAACCCAACTGAGCGATTCAGCGACATCTTTTGTTGCCGGAAACACCAGTTTTTCAGGTAGTGCGGATGTCTTTTGGGACCCAGACGACACAGGCCAGCAGGCTGTAACGATTGGAAGCAGTGTCACGCTAAACCTTTATCCAGAAGGAACAGCAACGAGTTCCAAGTATTACAATGGGACTGTGATCATCACCGGAATCAGTCGCTCTGGGGCCATTGATGGAACTGTAGACGCAACCATCAGCTTCCAAGGCTCAGGCGCACTAACCGAAACCACAGCCTAAACAGGTCATGTCTGAAATTTTACAACGAGCAAAAGCTCACTACCGTGATCGCTTGGCTGCACCTCTTCAATTCGTTGAAGTGCCAGAGTGGCCTGACGACAAAGGCGAACCTACTAAAATCTTCTATCGCTCTTCCATGACGTTGAGCGAGCAACAGGAGATTCTGGCGCTAAATAGTGCTGGCAAGGTTGGCGAAGCCTTAACTGCCACCTTGATTGCCAAAGCCTTGGATGCTGAAGGCAAAAAGGTTTTCAAGGTGGTGAATCGCACTGAATTCATGCGAAGCGTTGATTCTGAGGTAATCGCCAGAATTGTGTCTTCAATGAATGCAGACGATGGTCTAACAGATGAGGAGATTGAAAAAAACTGAGAGAGTCGCCTGACCTGATGACCATCTTTGCTCTAGCTGAAACGCTTCATCAACCACTTTCAGAGGTAATGAGCTGGACACTGGACGAGGTGAAGGGTTGGGTGGCTTATTTCAACATTCAGGCTGAAAAGAGAAACCAGAAGTAATGGCAACCAATACCACGATCACGATTTCAGCCGTTGACAAAACCCAAGCGGCTTTTAATTCGGTTGATCGTTCTTTAAAAAAAGTTGAAGCAACCAGCGCAAAGGTCGCAAGAAGTGTTGGAGGACTAACCACTGCACTGAAGGCCACAGTTGCTGCTTTTGCCGTTGATCGACTAATTGAGTTTTCTGATGCTGCTGCCAACATTGAAAATCGCCTGAAGCTGGTTACTTCTACCACACAAGAACTTACCCAAGCACAATCCGCACTTTTTAAAATCAGCCAGGAAACAGGCCAATCTTTCCAATCCACGGCTGATCTTTATTCGCGCCTCGCCAGAGTCACAGGACGGTTAGGTGTTTCCACTGCTGAACTGGAAGAGGTAACACGCTCGCTAGGCAAGGCGATAGCCATTTCTGGATCTACTTCAGAATCTGCCAATGCTGCAATTATTCAGCTAGGGCAAGGTTTCGCTTCTGGTGTCCTGAGAGGCGAAGAACTCAACTCTGTGATGGAGCAAACGCCAAGAGTGGCGCAGGCTATTGCCGATGGGCTAGGCATTACGATTGGCGAACTTCGAGAATACGGCAAGCAAGGCAAGCTTTCCGCTCAGACGGTTTTTGAGGCGCTGCAGTCTCAGGCTGGAGTCCTAGAAGAAGAGTTTGCCAGGACGAACCGAACGATTGGGCAAAGCTTCACAATTTTAGAAAATTCTGGAATTCGCTTGGCTGGCATTATCAACCAAGTTGCTGGAGCCAATGAAAGTCTTGGAGGTGCTATCCGAGATGTAGCGGCTGCACTGGATGCCATTACAGAATCGGATGTTGCCTTTTACATGGACGTTCTCACGGGAACAATTGGGGCCATTGTCGATGTCTTTACGAATGTAATTGACAAAATTCAGCAGTTCATCAGTCAGGATGATGAGGTTCTGGGTTATGCTTCCATTTTTGCCAAAATCCGGCTTGGTGTTGAGTTACTGAGCGCAAGCATTCAATTCCTAACGGATCTGATTGCAGACTCTTTTATAGGCATGGCCTTCCGAGCCTTAGAGATCACATTCAAAACCATCTCTGCAGACATCAATCAGTTGATTGGCAATGTGATGCTGCTGGATGATGCCTTTGATGTTTTTGCGGCAACGGCTCAATTGATGGCAGCCAAGGCTAATCCGTTTGGAGATGTTGAAGAAGCCTTACAGAAAGTCATTGTTGCACAAGAAAAACTCTCTGAGGAAACCAAAAAGGTAGGCCAAGAATATATCACCGCAAAAGATGAAATTGCCAAAATCAAGATCATTACAGATGAAACGACAGGAGCTGCCAGCCGAGCCTTGGAGGTTTATCAGCAGAACGTCCAAACTGCACGAGACACCTACACCACCAGCCTAGCCAATTATGAGCTAGGACTTCAGCAGGAATTTGTTGAAAAGAAAAAAGCTGAATTCCTATCTGAACAAGCTGAATCCACGAAAGTTATTAAGAAATCGCAGGAAGAACTTCTGCAACTCAAGCAAAAGCAGGAAGCGGCAGAAGCAGCCTCTGTGCTTGCTGCTCTCACCTTCCAAGGCATCACTGAAAAGGTTGGAGGATTACTTGGCACACAAGGCAGTCTTCAAGAACAATTGACGGCAGCCAAGAAAGCGCAAGCCTTATTACAAGAAAGGCTTTTTGTTTTAGCCAGTTCGACAGGTGATGAGTCCTATAGGCAATTCACTTTGCTGACTTCGATCAACCGAGCTACCAAACAGCAAGTTGCATATCTTGAAGATCAAGTTTCAGCCCAACAAGCCGGATTTCTGGCCCAGGCTGAAAAGGCCAAGCAAGCATTGATTGAACAAGCCACCTATGAAAAGACGGTTGAAGAAGTCGCCAAGATCACCAAGAACCTGCAGGATCAAGAGGCAATTGACTTAGCAACAAAGGCGCTGAAAGAACAAGCCATCTATGAGGAAACAGTTCAAAAGGTTGCAAAGATTACAGAGCAGTTGCGCAACCAAGAGGCCGTTGACTTAGCGACTAAAGCCTTGGTTCGCGCCAGAAATGAAGAAAAGTCTTTAAAACTATTAGAGAGACAGTCCAAGCAAGCCAAGGACATTGCCAAAGCCTTAAATGCTCAAGAGCAACTCAAGGCCTTAAAAGCTCAGGACGATCAACTCAAGGCCCAGGCGGAATCCATTCGCCAGATCAATAATGTGCAGGCCATTGCTCTTGCCACAGCAGTAGAACTTGAACAGTTGACGCTGGAGCAGGCCACAGCCCTTGCTGCAGAGTTAGGCATTCAAAAGCAGCTCACCAAAGAAATGGATGATCGGCTTTCTCTAGCAGAAAAATACACAAAAGAAGTATTGAAAGGGGTTCGCGCAGGAGCGCAAGCCATCACTGAATCAGACACAGCGCAGGCTGTAATGGCAGCGGCTGGCCCATCTGGACAACGGGCTGCGAATGTCGCCAAGATCACAGCAGACAAGGGACTAGAGCAAGGGCTACTGGCGTTGGTTCTCAGCAACGAAAAAGTGCAAGAAGCCTTAGCGAAAGTTTTTGATGCGCTCTTTGCTTTGGTTGATCCGATTATCGACTTACTGGTTCCTGTGGTAGAAGCTTTGATTCCAGTAATCGAAGCAATGCAACCTATTTTTGAGAAACTGCAAAGGCCGATTGAAAAGCTCGCACCTTTGTTGGTAAAGCAGATTGAACTATTAGCGCCACTGATTGACGCCATCTTGTTTTTGGTGGAAGGCATTGAATCCGTTTTTGGTGCTTTTGAGAACGCCATGCAAGGCATTTTTCAGCCAATCTTGGATTCATTCAATGGTCTTGGCTCAATGTTTCAAGATCAACTGGTTGATCCATTGAAGAATGTTTTCAGCAGAATGCTGACAGGACTGCAGGAGTTTGGGGGTGCAATCCAAGGCACGTTTGAACAGGTTTTGTTGGATTTTAGAGATGCCTTTGGAAACTTGGTTGGAGGAATTGAACACGTTTTTGAACAAATCTTCTCAGGTGGAATTTTCAACTTTGTTGATTTTATACGCCAGAAGGTAATTGACATTTTCAAAGCCTTCGTACCTGGCGGAACCATTCCGCTATTACCAAATCCTTTCCATATGTTTGGTCTTGGGCCAAAGAATCTTCTGGAATTTAAGTTCGCCAAAGGTGGTTATTTGAATGGGCCAAGCCATGCCGCAGGAGGTATGCCTGCGATGGTAGGGGGCCGAATGCCAGTGGAGTTGGAAGGTGGCGAGTTTATCATTCGCAAATCTGCCGTTGATCAGTTGGGAACAAACCTTCTGAGTCTGCTTAATAGTGTCACCGATTCAGGACGCAAGAAACAGATGAATCAGTTGCTTGGGCCTGCCATGAGCTTTGGCGCAGGCGGACTTGCTCAAGGACTTTTGGCAAGCAACAAAAGCTTTGGGAAGGCTGGCTTGTCTCTCAGAGACTTGGGTTCTGTTGGGAATCTGATTGCCGATGTTGTTGGCAATTTTGGCGCAGAATTAAAGCTTGGAATTCCCAATTTGGCAGAAGGCAGGATTGGCTTTTTAGCGGCAGGCGGATTAGTCAGCGAAGGGAAAACCGCTTCACCTGTCAACTATGGTTTTGAGGCTGGCAATGATCTGCTTGGCAGAATCAAAGTTGGGTTGATGGGCCGCTTTTTCCCTCCTGCCATTGGTTTAAATGCCAGCTATTCCAAGCCTTCGTGGTGGCCTTTCGCTCAAGGCGGAAGCATTCCAACACTGAGAGGTGCAGCCATGAGCCAGAACTATCAAGCAGCGCCAAAAATTGACGTTAATATCTATGACGGCACAGGCCAGCTGATCAGTCAGTACGATTCTGCCATTCGCGTAGAAATCAAGGAGAGAGCAGCCCGATTTGGTGAATTTCCGGCTGTAGCATGAGTAACCTTTCTTTAAAAGTAACCGTCAGCGGCACAGACTACTATCTCAGTGATGAAACCTTTTTAAAAACAGATGCCAACTTTCATTATGGATTTTTACTCAGTGGGCCAAGGATCAAAAAAGGCCAAGTCAAAGGCGGATTTTATGATTTTGAAGTGGGCCAGGTGCAGATAGAAAACAGGCCACTAGATGAAAATCATCCGTTTGGTGGAAGCCGCTACACCTCCTTAATTCAGAATCTGGGAACAGCCTATCCTTTCACCTTCCAGTATGGCTTGCAGGATTATGATTGGATCACCGGAACCTTAGTCTTGGAAAAGGTGGACAGAGAGGCCTTAACCTTTTCAGTAAATGCCACAGAGTACAATGTGGATGCCACTTCTACGGTGACAGACAACTCAGGCAATACAGTAACGGCTCCCTTTGCCTATGGAGCCGTTACGCACTTTACCCCATTGATTCGCACCACCAGCAACCGCTGGCATAATCCAACCGGACTGACTTCAGGAATTACGGTTTTTGAAGATGGTGTTTCCAGAACGATCAGCGCAATTACCAGTGACTACATAGAAATCACTGGATATTCAGCAGATGCTGGCGAGGTAAGCCTGACAAGTACAAACAGCAAAACACTGGAAGACTTTTTTGATTATGTGGCAACCCAGCTTTCCTTAAGCGTTAGCACTGCCGATACCACAAGGGCCACCAATGCGAGTTCCTATGATGTGAAGATCAAAGTCAATGCTCCGATTCCTTTGCTTGAGTTGGCTTCTGATGTGGCTGCTGCCTACAACCATCAGTTTGACATTCGCCAGGATTCCAGTGGCAACTCCACACTGCACTTGATTGATCGGGCCTATGCTGGAGCCAGTATCACCAGTTACAAAGATTATGAACTACTAACGAGTAACTACACGCTTGGATTCCCTTTGGGTGGCGTTTCTTCTAGTTGGGGAATCAATGTAGTCGAAGGCGGAAGGTTGGTTGGAAAGTCTACGAGTGCCAGAAGTGCCAATAAACCCAAAGGCCGAGAGTTTTCTGTAAACGCTTATGCAGATCAGTATTCAGACATTACCAGAGTCCAAGGCCGGATTGATGCGATCAAGGATATTGAAAAACTTAGTAAGGCCAGTGTGACGATTCCAGACATCAACACCGAGATTGAGTTAGGAGATAGAATTCGATTCAGAAGGCTTCAGGACTTTCTCGAATGCACCTTGACGGTTCGCTCGATTGATTATGATTTTTCAGCGAGAACCACAGCCTTGGAAGGAGACGCAACGCTTTCAGAATTTAAGAGGGATTTCTGATGAGGATTCTATATCAAGATCGCGTTACTTCGATCAGCACTCAGGAAGGCAACCTCACCGGATTTCCCATTGCCAATGTGCAAGGGGATATTCCACGGCAAGCTTTTATTTCTTCTGGGACTACTGAAGTCATTACAGTGTCCTGCAAAGGAACAGTTGACGATCCAGTTCAGGCTTTTTTTGTTTCCAATCTGCTGGCGGACTCTGCCACTTGGGTTTTAAATTCAACAGATTCCGATTATGCCAATCCAAGCCAGATTGAAACCGGAACGCTTCGCACCACTTACGGACTAGACTCAACGCTAGGGGGAAACTCAGCAACCGGATCAACTTTTTTTGCAGATCAAGCGGCTTATCTGCCAGCTCAGTTCATCACTTTTACCAATGAGCAATCTGCCTACTGTCAGTTAGTTATCACGCTAGTGACCAGTGTAAATGTTGGCGAGAAAAATCTAGCAGGTAATGGGGCAGCTCGCTGGAATCAAGATTCTACAGTCTATGGCAGATTTGAAGACTCTGCAGGATCAGCCATCAATGTGATTGATCACGGTAGAATTTTTGTGGGTTCGCATGTCGGAACGGCTGCAGTCGCTCAAACCTATGACAGCAACACCACACTTTCCTCCAGTTCCGGTGGTGCAATTGTCATTATTAGCCCTTTGTCTGTTACCAATAACGCAGTGGTGAGAATTGAGAACGGAAGTAATGATTCTGTGGTTGAGATTACGAGCGTTACCTCTTCAGGTCAGATTCTGCAAATCACTGGAGATGGGACGGCTGCAGACAGTGTTCAGCTAGATTCAGCAATTACTGACACGAATGACTTACAAGCGATATTTAATCCGCTTCGAGTTGGAATCTTACGAGTGGGAAAGGTGTTGACGCTTCCAGATGCAAGGCCAGGAGCCACAAAAAGCCTGAATGATTATTCGGTACGCAGGCCTCAGCCCACAGGTGGCTACACCTATCAGCAAAGGCCAGTTGGTCATTCTGTAGGATTAAGTTTGGTTTTAACCAACACTCAGGCTGAAGACTTGGAAGCCGTCGCCAGAAGCTATCGCTCGAAACCAATGCCGATTCTCTGGGTGGAGGACATGCCTGCAACATTTAAGGAAAAGTCCAATGCCACAGGATTTTATTATTTGAACCCTCCGAGTTTTGGGCATATTAGCCGAGACTATCAATCCTGCGCCCTACAATTAACTGAGGTGATTTAATGGGAACAAATACTTTAAAAACTGACATTGTCTTCCCAACTACATCAGATGGTTCCCTTTCCTTGTTTGGGAACAGTTCCGGCTCTGCAACCTCCACAGGAATCACGATTGATTCTTCTGGAGTTGTCACCACCACAGGAGCCTTGGATATTGGCAATGCAACCAGCGACACGGTAACCGTCACCGCAAGATTTGATTCGGATTTGATTCCTTCAACGGACAACGCCAGAGATTTAGGCTCAGTCACCTTGGAATGGAAGGACTTGTACCTCGATGGCACAGCCTACCTAGACACCGCAGACATTGGCGTTGCCACGATAGGGACAGCAACCGCCACCACTAGCTTCAATGGTAATCTGAACAGTGATCTGATCAGCGCAGAAACCAGTGGCTCTGATGTCTTGTTTGGTGACAGCATCGACTTGCAAACCAATATCATTAAAACCAGTGCGACCAATCAAAACATAACTCTAACCCCATCCGGCACAGGTGGTGTTGTGGTGTCAGGTGGAACCAATCCAGCCAGCGTAGCACTTAATGATGAAGCGAACACCTACTCTGTCACGCTGACCGTACCAAGTTCTGCAAGCCTTGGCTCTAGCTACACGCTGACACTTCCCACTTCTGACGGATCTGTTGGACAAGTGATGATTACTGATGGATCTGGGAACCTCTCCTGGTCTACTGTCAGCGGCACAGGAACTGTCACTTCTATTGCGATTTCTGGAACTGATGGAATTGAAGTGGATTCTGGCTCACCAATTACCACATCAGGAACCATCACGCTTGGGATTGATTCAGGCGGAATCGTAACAGGCTTGGAAGCACTCAGTGGAAATAATCGCTTATCTGTTTCGGCACTAGCGGCAGATGGAGCGCAGAATCAGCAAGGATTAATTTATAATAATGCCACTGGCAATTGGGAAGCCACCAACCTTACCGATTTTGGGATGACCACTGGAAAGGGGATCGCAATGGCTTTGGTGTTCGGATAATAACTTCAGGAGTAAAATGGCTAATCCAAATATTGTAAATCTGACAGCCCTTTATGGCAAAACAGAGATGATCAACCTAACCACCACTTCTGCAACTCAAGTGGTTAGTAATGCTTCAGCTTCCGGCACAGTTTTGAAAATCAATTCCATTTATGTCGCCAATGTCGATGGCAGCAATAGCGCAGACATTACCATTTCAATGTATTCAGCCGCAGCCCTTGGAGGTACAGCTTATCCAATAGTGTCCACTGTTTCGATTCCTGCCGATTCTTCACTAGTTGTGGTGGAGCGAAATTCTGGAATTTATATCACAGAAGACCGCAGCATTGGGGCCACAGCCAGTGCTGCCAATGACTTAATGATCATCTGTAGCTATGAAGAAATTAGCTAATGGCTAGACACAACGGCAGTTTAATTGGTGCGCTGAATCGTCCAACTTCTGCAAATTTTAGCGGAATCACCACAATAAACGGTAAACGTCAGCAGGCAATGAAAAACCAAGCTGGACGGATTGGCGTTTTTGATTTTGCAGAGCGTTTATTTTTTAACAAGGGCTTGGTCTCATTGCCTGAAATGAGACAACTCAAGCAGGAAAGCAATTGGCCTACAGTGCAGTCGAGCGTTCAGTATCTTGTTGTAGCCGGAGGGGGAGGCTCTGCTTATGGTGGAGGTGGTGCTGGTGGTTTATTAGAAGGAAGTGCGTCTGTAAATATCCATGAAACTCTTACAATCGATGTTGGATCTGGGGGGCAAGGCTACAACGTAGTATCTCAGCCTAACATTGATGGAGAAAATGGTGAAAACAGCTCCATTGCTGAATTGTCCCTAACCGCAATTGGTGGTGGTGGTGGCAGCTATGGTGGCGCTGGAAGTGCTGGTGGTTCTGGTGGAGGAGGTGGATATAATTTCAGCGTTGTCTCAGGAGGCAGCGGAACCAGTGGGCAAGGCAATGCTGGTGGAAGTGGAGGCGTAGGTGTTAATGACGCCAGAACTGGTGGTGGTGGTGGCGCTGGAAGTGCTGGTGGCAATCCCAGCGCTTCAGTCATGGGTTCGGGTGGCGATGGTGTCGAATCTTCAATAACCGGATCAGCCGTATATTATGCTGGTGGGGGAGGTGGAACAGCCAGAGC